TGGGAATCCTCTCCATAGCTTTGTTCAGGGCAACGGATATTTGTAAATTTTCATAAGTTTGGGCGGGTCGCAGTTCTTTTCCAGCATATGCTGCCCTGCGAAGATCGCTATCAATCTCACGAAGATTACCTACTTTCAAATCCTCACCCTTAGCTTTGCCTAATCGTATAGAACCATCAGGCTTAACAGACAAACGCGATGTCAGCCGAACAGGCAAGTCTGAAGACGGGATGCTTAGTTTTTGTAAGATCAGCGAAGGCTCAAACCCAGTTTCTTTTGAAATAGACTCCACAATATTTTTTAGCTGTGCACTGGTCAGTACTTTTGCGTTAGCACTTTGAAGCAACGGTGAACCATAGAAATCTTCGCCCTTCATCACTCTTTGAAATGCGCTGTAGTTATTATATATGGCTTTGCCAGCGTTCTCCTTGAACTTGTAGACATTCTTTGCCGCTATGTCAGCCTGTCCAAACGGAGTTTTGTTGTAGTTCTCGAAAAGATCATATACCTTCTTAGCAGTCTCGTTGTTTGATTTTGTCATAATCCCCCGATAATAGTTAATGATCGATTGAGGATCGGGGGCAACAGCGCCTTTGTTTATCTGTGACTGCGCTCCTTGCATCTTGCTGATAAATTCACGAGCTTCCTGTACATTAACACCGCCGCCAAACTTCCTGCCAGTTGCCTCAAGCCTAGAAAGCATACTGCCTAGGGGACTGCCAGATTGAGACACCAATGTGTGCAATGTCATAAAAGGAACATCTGCATCTGGGACCATTCCTTTGGCGGCTTCCCTAGCTGCAACATAGTCTGCGGCAGTGATCTGAGGTATGGGAGTGTCTACCTCGTCTACTGCCCCTTTTATGTTTTTCAATTTTCCAGCGGCTGCTCCTACACCACGAAACAAAGTGTCTGGTACGATACTTGCCCCGAAGACAATGGCACCCTCTAGGCCAATACGGCCAAGAAGATCACCATTGGACTCTAGCTGTTGGTCTTGCAAAGACTGTACTGCTTCTATCCCTACGTTTGCAGCGACGTCTCCGAATGCAGCTTGAAAACCCCTAGCTGCAATGCTTCTACCGAGTAAACCACCAAGTAAGCCCATGCTGCTACCACCAGTTACAGGCGCTAATGCTACGGCGGCTGTTGCAGCAGCGGCTTTGATTGCCTCTGGGGCAACATCTACAAGATCATGGTACGAGAAAGGAGCAATGGCTGAATCAACCAGAACCTTCCTTTCATCTGTAACATCGTACCCAGCCTGTCTGCGACCTTCCGGGCGAATGAAGGCTTTGCCGTATTCGGTAAACCCCCAATTGCCTTGTCCAAACTTCTGATTTAAGACATTAGAATACTCTTCAGCAGTAGACGCAGCCGCCAAGTCATAACGAAGACCAGCATCTTTGATCTCTGATTTAAAATCATATTCTGTGTCGTAGTCAGCGTACCTGCCCGTTTCTGCTGCAAGCACAGGGAAGTTTGACAAAATGTAGTTGTTAAGTTCTGCATCATTCAAATTGTCAGGCACACGTACTTGACGACCGTCTATCAGGGTTGCTGTTGCCATTCTTATTCAACCTTTGTAAATACGTTTCCAGACATCGCCTGAGTTGACAATAACCTTTGCGCTCTCTCTTGACCCGACTTGCCCCCACCGAAAATGTCAACTAGGCTTCTAACTTTACGAGAATGGGCCGCAGACATCTTGGCGGCTACTCTTTTATATTGATCTCTAATTCTTTCATTAGATGTTAAGAGGCTTGGTTTTTGTATTATTTGAGCAAGCAGTACATAGTCAGTTCTGCTCAAGTCTCTGCCAAAAAGTCTTGACTCAGCTAGGCTAGCTTTGATTGTATCTGCCATATCTGATACGTTCTGTTGATTAGATGGGTCTAGGTTTAAGCCAAAAAGGTTACCAAGTTGGGTTGCTAAAGTTTTAGCAGACTCTATGGCTCCAGAGGCTTGGTTAGCGCCAAGAAACTTGTTTATTTCTTGAATTGTATTTACTGCTCCAAACGTGCTCCCTGCGCTTTGCAATAAGTCTTGGACCTGCGAAGTTCCGAGTGCTTTACGATAATCCGCACCACCGTCACCAGCTTTAATCTGCTCTTTTGCAAGCTCAAGACCTATCTCTCTTTGCTTCTGAGCAGCAGCAGCCCTAGCGGCCTGTACATCCAGAGCAGACTCACTGAACGCAGCCAAGGGACCAACGCCGTACTGGCGCTCTGCCCGTGCCATGCCCTGTAGGGTAGACAACAGACCTGATCGTGCCATGCGCTCTAACAGTTTACTTTCTCCCGCTTCGTTTCCAATCCTTATCGCATTGTTGGTCACACGTGCGGGGTCTTTTTCATTTTCCCGTTCTTGAACTTGTCTCATCTCTTGAGCTTGTCTCATCTCTTGAGCTTGTCTCATATACTGTTCAGCAGGTGTTTCTGCCTGTTGGGTTGGGCCTATCAGCCCAGTTCTTTCTCCACCAGTATTTACTCCCCCCAAAGGAACAGCAACTATGTTCTGCGGCCCAATGTTAGGATCGGCCAATAGACCTAGTGTATTTATTCCAGCAGTAGGAGAACCACCAAAACGCCTCATTTGTCCTCTATTAGAACGTGTCGTAGACAACTCACGGCGTATCTCTTCCAAAGAAAGAGGAGGGTTATTTACGCGAGCTGCTCTTCGTGATTCAACGCTCATGATCTATCTCACACTAAATATTTGATTGGATTATTACGGATGCTCCTAGACAACAAACCGCCTAACAACTTTGAAATCTGTTGATTGTACTGCGCTGAACTCATCAGATAGTTGGGTACTTGGTAGGGGTTCTGTGTTGCCCTGTATCCTACGCTTCCACTCGGAACACCCGGTCCTTTTTGTGGACCTTGAGAGAACAGTGCTCCTTGTTTTGTAGGCTTCCCCATTTTACCGAGTTCTTTAAGAGCTTTCTCAGGATCAAAACCAGATTTTCCAACATCGCCAAACAAAGAAAAATCTTCGTCATCCCCTGACATGAAAGCTTCTTTAATTTCATCAGGAGGGTCTACCTCTACCCCATCCTTAAAGTATGTAATTTTGTCCCCGTCTATTGTAGCAGTGTAGCCTTCTTCGCCTAGTTTACCTTCATCGTAATCACTAAAAGCATCCTCTATAGAACTACCAACGTAGTCCGCAGCACTTTCAAGATTTCTTCCAATAGCTCCCATCACAGTGCTCCATAGTTGACCATCAGGTATCCATCCGGTCCGGTGATGACTGCCTCTGGTACGATCTTCTGCACTTCTTGTGCAAGCACTCCAAACTCTACCTGATCACCGGCAAGCTCCTTGCCCTTTTCGTTCCACTTCCACTTGTAAATCTTGATGCCATTTTCAAGCTTGCCTACGAAGGTGATCTCATTTTTGAGCCTAACGTCAGACATGAAAGAAGCACCAGTAGCAGCAGCACTAGCAATCTGACTGAACGGGCTTGGGCCACCGGCAAAGCCTTGGCTACCAAAACCGCTAGTGGTCTGCTGCATCTGTGTGCTGCTACCAAGACCGGCCAATCCGCCAAACAGGTTGGTAAGCGTTACAAGCTGTGCTCTACGTGCTTCCTGTTCCTGCTGCGCCAACCTTGCTGCATCAGTGGCCCTAGCTGCACCCCTAGCCTCTACATCTTTACCTATGGCCTCTTGCAGAGCCGCTGGTGTTAGCTGGGCTTGCAAGGCTTGCTGTGACATTCCCGGTGCTCTCTGGGCAGCGGCTATCCGTCGGGCTTCAGCCTGTTGCAGTGCAGTAGACATCTGACGCTGGGCTAGCTCTTCTCGCTTCTGCTGCTGTAGCGTCTGTAGCTCACCTAGGGCAGTAGAGCCTAGACCAAACTGACCAGCTTCTATGGCCTGTTGCTGGGCAACCTGCTTGTCGCGTTCAGTCATCTCCCTAGCTTGCTGTGCTATCGTCCCTAGCTGTGCTTGGTAGATAGGGTCTTGACTAGGATCAGCTAGTCCCCTAGCGATATCGGCTTGACCAAGTTGCATGAACTGCGGGGCTAGATTAGCAGAGGTCTGTCCTACCTGTCCGTAGATGTCTCTAGCTGCTAACGTCTGCGCTGCGTCAGAGGGAACCAGACTACCCGTGAACAGTGTAGGGTCTTCTGTAAAAGTCTGCCTAATCTCAGGTAAAATCTGTTCAATAAACGGCTCTACCGGAGCATACGGCTTGATCTCAGACGAGCCACTAGACGCCGACTGAAACGGCGTGGATACCACTACTGGGGGAGGAGATTTAAATATACTGCCCATCTTATAGTTCCTTTACAATCGTAACGTTTTTAACTGTGTATCCCATCGGACCAAACCTCCGTTCCCAACCTTTTCTGCCGGGTATTTCTACAAACTTAGCGCCTTGCTTCCTGTAGTAGTCTTCCAGTGCTGGCATCATTGTTTCAAAATGGAACTTACCAGCAGTAGCTTCTGAAATTATTCCAGTCTGCTCTGGATAATTGGCCACCCCTATCATCAGGCATCCTGTTATTTCTTGACCTTCTACGGCTACCCACATATCACTATAGCCCTGAAGAAACTTATTGAACAGAAACTCAGGCTTTATGTACGTCTGGTTATTACTTCTCCTGATAGAATCGGCTATGAACTTTATGCACTTGCCAATTTTGTTATGAACATCAGGATGATTTCTGTTTAATCTTTTATAGCTTAACCCAAACGCCGTTGGAGTCGTAAAAGTATATTCCTTCTCCGCTTCCCGGATTCCAGCCAGTTCCATCTGCATATCTTATGTTTCCTTGTTGGGGCTTTTCAGGCGCTACTGTTGTTACATCTAAGTGACCGTCGCGCACCAAGTCTAGCACAGGCCGTATTTCCAATAGCATACTGTCTATGAACCTAGGAATGTCCTCTATATCCGTAGGACACAACGTAGGATCAAAGCGGAGAAACTCTCTGCTCATCGGTCGGATACCACTTCTGATTCAACAGTGTATCCAGACAACCTGAATTGGGTGACAGCTTCGCTTTCTATCTTGATGGCCATGAACCTGCCACGCACTCTACAGTCTACCTTATTGTCTACGCCTATGTTAAACGGCACAGAGGGGCTGTAGGTTACCCCGGCAAAAGGCTGTAGCTCAGCGCCTATACTGATGTTGACAACGCCAGTACCCTCTATGCGGGGGAATACTCTGGTTATTGCCTTAACAGCATCTGTGCGACCAGCGTGTAACCCCCTGCGCTCAAGGGTGGTCAAGAAGTTTGTACCATCGAAGGTAGTTCCAGAGTCTGCCAAGTAGAACTTCGTATCAGACGTACCGCACATGAGAAGAGAATCGATGGCAGGGTTGTACTCCTGTTGCGCCCAAGCTAATGTGGTGGCCTCCCACACGCCAGTACTAGCTCCCCAAGTATCTGTCTGGTCAGGGTTTACCAAGCCCTTGGTAGCAAAGTTCAAGTTGGGCAGATCGCGTGTGCTCCATGTATTATCTCTGTAGTTCCAGATCAGGGCCGTGTTAGCAAAACCATTAGCAGAGCCGGTCCTAGGGTAACAAATCCAGACTTCATTCTTGATCTTGTTGTGAGCCAAGAATGTTTTATAGAAGTATGTAGAATCGATCTCGCTGAACAGGAACGTTTTCATATTGTCGTCTATGACGCTCTTCAACGAGTTACCATTGTGGATCAAAACGTCGTTGGTAGCCATCATCACATGACGGCCATCGCCTAGATCA